TCACCGCTCCTACAGCTTGACTGTAAGATGTAAAAGTTTCTAACACATTTAAGGCTTTTTCAACAATTGCTCTTTCTTTGTCAGAATAACGCCCACTATTATCACCTGTCATTTCAGCTAAATTTTCACTTACAAACTTAACTGCTTTATTTTGAAAGTTTCTTTGTTTTTCAGCACTCACTCCACTAAAAAATTCATTAATAGAATTTTCGGTTTCTTCTAAACCTATAGCACCAAAAAATCCACCTACATCTCTTTGAATTTTACCTGCTACTCCAACAACATTAGGCCCCATAACTTGCAAATCTTCAAACAATGAAACACTTGATTCTAAAGCATCTAAAGATTTTGTGTAAGCCATAGAAGCTGCTTCGGATTGTTTAACTGGTACTTTACCAGTGTAAATATTTGTTGATTTAGTACCATTTATTGAAAGATCTTTTATAAAACCATTTTTTGGATTTAATAATTGAGTAATAGGAAGTGAAATATCAGTGCCAGGTTTAAATTGAATTTCAGTTATGCCTTCTGTATTTAAATTATAACCAGCTTGATTTGCTTGTTCTATATCTGTTTTTGACAAAATTCTTGTAGGGTTAAAAGTGTCTTCTTTAGGTTGTAATAAACTAAACGCTTGATTACCAAAAGCATTTACAAATAATTCAGGATCTTCAGTAATAGCAGCATCAAAACCTATGTCACCTACTTTTTTTGCAAATTTTGCTTTATTTAATTCATCTAATTCATTAGGAGAAATAGCAGGTAATAAATTTTCGTTTGCAATTCTTTCTTCTGTTGCAAGAATATTCATTCCTAGTTTAGGACTAAATACTTCCTTTGTGCTTTTAAATTCTGTTGGAGCTTGTACATCAGGTAAAACTCTTTCACCAGTATCTACGTAATAATTATAACCATCAGCACCTTTTACAGTTTTTCTTTCATCAGCATCAGGAAAAAAAGATTCTTCTATTTGTTTAGCTTGTATAGCACCACCTAACAAAGCTCGACCTATAGGTTGTCCTTGTGCAATAGCCATACCAATACTTAATCTTGGATCACTTAAAAAACCACCAAAACCTTCTCGTTTTGGAGGTGCAAAAAAACCACCTTCGCCTGATGAAAAAAACCCTCTAGGGTTTGTAAATGGGTTAGTAAATTGTGCCATAATAATCTCCTATAAAAATCCACCGTAGCCTAATAACGCACCTGCTGCTGTACCATATACAGGATGTATTGCACTACCTGCTACAGCTCCACCAAAGGCACCACTAGCACCACCAGATTGTTGACTAGGGCCAGTTGCATAAGAAGTAGGAAACCCACTACCTATTGGTGAAATTAATCCAGCGTATTGTCTTAAAATATTAAATGGTGCTTCTTGACCAAATCTAAATCTTGCAATTTGATCTTGTAATTGTCTGTTTGCAAGGTTTTCATAAGCACTGCCTACACCACCTACAGCTCGAATACCACCCATTCTTCTTTGATCCATGGCACTTTGTAAGCCAGGTAATGCTCCTGCTGCTTGAAACTGTCTGCCTAAACCACTTTCTAATGATTGTAGTTCTCGGCCTCTTTCTAAAGATGCTTGTTGTGATGCGATTGGTGCGTATGCTGTTGCTACACCCCTTGCTGCTGCTTGTTGTGCAGCTGGACTGGATCCTGTTCTACCCATGCCACCAAATTGTGATTGTATATTAGACATGACATCAGAGGTAATCCCTGATCTTACGTCAGAAAGATAGTCAGCTTGAGGCGTTAATTGAGAGTATGCACTAGGTATAGCTCCTGATGCAAATTGTCCAAAAGTGTTAGCAGCTTGACCAAATAATTGTGATGGCCCAGCTTGTTCTAATCCAGCTGCTTGTTGCAATCTTAATGCTTCTTCAGTTTGTGGAGCAAAAGGTACAACGGTACTGCCAGGAAAATAATCTCTGCCTATACCACTACGATATAGTCTTTCTGCTTCGCCTAATATATCTTTTAAATATGGCTCTGCTGCACCGTAAGGCTCAGTTTTTGTTGTTGTTGTTTGATTTCCACCACCACTTGACATACTTAATTCTCCAATTTCTTTTCTAGTAAATAATGGGTAACTTTATACCCTTGTTGTTGTAATATTTTTGACCAACCTGGTCTGGCATAAGTTTCAAAGTGCGTACACTTATTACTTTTAGCCCATTTTTCAACCTCGTGCAATCTATCCTGCCAAAGTTTTCTTTGTTTGCCAGTACAAATAAATATATTAGCAACTTTTGTATTAGGTCTTACGATAATTCGAGTTACCATAACCCCTTTTAGTCTTTCTTTTGCTTCTTCATCCCATGCTAACCACAACTGGTTATCACCAGTTATACAATCTTTTAGAATATCAGCCGTATTAAAGTGATTGCCAGAATATTTCAAAGCCTTAGTAATTGAGTCATCAACTAAAGACCAAACTTGTTCTATGTTTTCTTTCGGTATTTGTACAACATTAATCATGTAATTTCTAATATAGATACTGTTCCGCTAAAATTATCAGCAGATCCAGCTTCTAATCTTAATATATCACCTGTTTCTAAAACTATAATACCATCAGATATATCTTGTGATGCACCTGCATTTATGGTGTGTTGATCTATCTGAAATTCTGTACTTGCAGAACTATCATAAATGTAGCCCTTAATAACTTGGTTACCTGTGCCATAATTTACTGTATGTATATTTTTTACTAAACAAGTAGATCCAGATGCACAAGTATATACATCTGTTTTGTTTGTATTCGTTAAATTAAATTGTGCATTTTTATAATTATGTGCCATTAGTCTCTATGTTGATTTAATTGTATTAGTGATTTATAAAATTCATCAAGAGCATTATGCTCACAGTTGGCACATTTACAAGTTACACAGACACCATTGTTTCCACAATGACAACTATGTTCACAATTTTTACATTGATCTATGCTAGAAACCATGCTACTACCTCTTGATTTTCATCGTTATGATAACGTATTAATTGGTTAACAATATCTTCTAACACTAATTGAAAGTTAGCTTGGTTGTCTAAATCTTGATAGATAAATTCTAAATTTCTAATGCTTGTCATTAACTTCTTGCTCCTGCAGCACCACCTCTTTGACCTTCACCACCAATACCACCACCTGGTCCAGTTGGTCCGTCATTGCCATCTCTATCTTGTAAGTCTCTAGTTTTTGCTTGACGTTCTTTTTCTGCTTGTTTTTGTAAGTCTCTGGCGTTTTGTTGATCTTGTAATCTGTCAGCTAGTTCTTTTTCACTTGGGGATCCTATACCAAATAAACCATAACCTGATTTTTTATTAACAATACCACGCATTTCATCGTTAATAGCTATTGCATTAGCCATTTCTAATGCTTGTCTTTGTTCAGGAGTCATATTAGCTAATCTATAATTTTGTACACCTGGAATTGCATTAGCAAATGTACCAAATAACGAAGCAGTGCCAAGAGGCATATTTGCTTCTTCAACTTCTCCAGTAACATTGTCTACTCTAAATGTTCTACCATTTAAACTTTCATATGAATATCTTTGATTACCTTGTTGATTCGGGCTGTTGCTACCCCGTTCGCCTGTCATAGCATCAGACATTAGTCCTGGAGTAACTTCATTGGTTGCAGATGCACCAAACGGTGCTGGAGTATAGGTTCCAAAAGATGCAGGTATACTAGCATTAGTAGATGTTGTTTCAGGAAATTGTAAATTTGGCATCATAAATTGTCCAGTCATTGGATCAAAATAATTTTGTGAAACACCTTGTATTGTTGGTGGTGCTGTTTCCGCACCCATAGTATATGTAGCAAAAGGATTAGTTGCAGGTATCATATCTTGTAGTCTTGCTGATGAAAGTTTAAGCTGTTCCAAATATGGAGTGTCCATTAGTAAAGTCATTATCTATATCCTTCTTTAATTGCTTCTACGTCAAGTCCTTGTGCATCCGACCATGTTGATGATGCTGGTACTTGTAAGTTAAATTTAAAATATCTAGCACTTTTATGAAACGGTATAGTTCCTGTAGAGTGCATACTAGTTTGACCAGAAGTTGATGCAGTATCTGATACTCTGTTCCTAAATGTTACAGATCCTGTTGCATTATCTGTATCTATAATTGGTCGCACATGAGTTAATAAAGACCTACTCTGTGGAAATATCTCTGTTTCTCCTGTGCCAAGTTCACAAGCTAATGTATCACCATTAAACTGTCCAAGAAAGTGTGAAGTGTTAAACACTCCAAAACTTGGTAATCCTCCTGAAAATCCTGCATCATCAAAAGATACATTAATTGAGTCTATATTATTTGTACCTGAAGAAGGAAAGTCATTTAATTCTTCTAAAGTTTTACCTTCAGATAAATTTTGAAACATTAATTCATGGTCAATCTCTATAATAGACCATCTACCTGTTTCATAATGAAAGACTAATATTTTATCATTTTGTGTACTAGCATTAAGTCCAGTTCGAGATGGATAAGACCAACATACTAATTTGTTTTCTTGATCCACTGATGCTCTTACTCTTTCTCTTAAATCTCTTTTCAGGTCACCTTGAAAAAAACGATCTACTTTACCATTACCAATAGGCTTGGATGTATTGCCATCAGTAACATAGAAACCATCTTCAGATAAGAAGTAAACCATATTACCAACTTTAATTACGTTCTTACCTTGTACTGCACCTCTGTTATCTTCAATACGTCTGAAAGAAAATATAACATTACCACCTCTAAAATCCATTCTGGTAATTCTATTTTCTTGAAATATTAAACCATACTGTCCACCAACAACACCTGTGATAACGCCCCCTTCAGGTAAGGTTTCTGAGTCTGCTTGGTTAATACCAGTTGTCCATGATGTAGCATTGTTAAAGCTAGACCATTGTACTTTGTTTTGAGCAGTAGTTTGAAAGCCAGTAACTACAAAATTATTTACAACCGCAGCGTGTCTAAACGTTGGTGGTGATCCACTTAGTGCAGCAAAGTCAGAAGATGTACCCATAGTCCATGCTTGTGGAGCTTGGGTTCCATTAAAAGCAATTACTGTTTCACCAAACTTTATAAAATCCCAATAATTATTACTTGTGGTACTGAATGTAGTTCCACCACTTTCATCAACAAATAAGTTGGCAGTCTTTTTGTATAACTTAGTTGCATCACCTGCAAATATAAACACGTTACCACTATCATCTTTAAATGTAGCAGCTCCTTGGCATCTTGCAGTCAAAGCATCTCCACTAGATGTTTGAATACTTTTCCAAGGTCTGTAACTATTTACAGCAGGGTATACGTTTTTAGCTTCAGTTGCACCAGGATTTAAATGATCTGGTAAGTCTGGTAGCCATTCTGCAAAAGGTACTTGCATTATTTTATGTTATCTAAATTGTTAATGTTAATTCCTGTTCTTTGTATAAGCGGAGTGCCGTTATACTTGTCTTTTTCATCAGCCATTTCAACCTGTTGTAAAGCTGACTCATACTGTGCTTTGAATTGTTGAATTGTTGTTGGATCCATACCTCTAATAAAGGTTGATGCAAAATATAATGCACCATACAAATAAACATCAGGATGATTAGTTAATATGTGATTAGTTGTTGTAGTGCCATCAATGCTATCAAATGCTTTGTAAAAAACTAGATTAGCAGTATATGTAGTATCAGGAGCAGGACTAAATCTAAAACTTGTGCCTTCTATAGAATAAGCTCTAGGTGTGCCAGATCGTGAACCACCTGCAGTAGAATATTGATGATGTGGAGTAAGTAAAGTTAAAGGTTCTTTACCACCACCACTGTTTATAAAAAAACTACGTACTTGTAAAAATCCTGTTGGTAACGATTCGGTTTCTGAATC